GTATCTGTTAAAAAGATATGTCTGGATATAGTTCCGCCTATAGGAATACCATAACCTCTTGGAACATTCTCATTAGCAGGATCTGAAATAGTAAAAGTAGCAGAAGTATATGGAGATCTCATTCCACGAGTATTAACAGTTCTTACTCCTAGAGTATATGTGCCTGGAAGAACATCCATCCCCGATGCTGAAGTCTGATCTTTAGTTACATTTAAAGGGCTTGGTAGCCCAATAACATTATGAGATATTTCATAACGACTAACATGTTGATATAAACACTCAGTAATAGGATCAGCCCTGACTTCTTCATCCTCGGGATCATTCACTAAAAGCTTAGTTGGGTCAATAGGAGCGTCCCAATAAAGGGTAACATCATTTCTAACCCCTCCCGCATTTGAATCTCTAAGAACTACATATGCGTTAAGAGGTGCGGGAACAGGATCCGAAGGTGAAATTGCGGGAAATACGGGATCTGTTACAGCTAAAATAAAATCTTCATCTACTTCTATAAATTTATCATTATAATGTTCTACTGCTGTAATATTGTGTGTAAAATCATTATTTTCAGTAATTGATAGAATCTTATAGGGCTTTTTAGACCCTGCTAGTTCTAAATCTTCTGCTGTAGTTTCTTTTAAAGCCCAAATAGTTGAAACACTAGGAGCTTCTGTGAAAGCAGGAGAAACTGTTAAAGACTCTATATCAACACCATGCCCTGTACTTACGGGTTGACTTTCTACTCTAGTATATGGTTGCCAAGCTATTGTTATAGGGTCGCCACTGTCGTCTACTAAATTTACAGCCTCTGATTCTATTTCCGTAATTGCATTTCCATCTTTATCTACAAGTAGTAAGTCTCCTTTATTTTTAGTTTCTCCATCTATAACTGCAGACTGTTGAGTTAGAAATATACCAGGTTTTTCTATAAGTATACTTAATTCATATGTAGAGTTCTCTATTAAAGCTACGGGTCTATCTAATGGAATTACAGTTGTACTTGGTGTGCCCGTAATTCTACCACTAAATTGAACTTTTGAAGGACTTCTGGCAGCATCTTGTATATTTACAATATCTCCAGGAGCTAAAAAAGCTGCATTTATAGAAGTTGAAAAACTAGCTACATCAGTTTGATTTTTTGCTGTCCATAATTTCCATCGACCATATCTTGTGGCCTGCCCCTCAGTTGTAGCCCCAAACGCAGTAGCCGCTTCATTAATAATCCTACCAGTACTTATTATATTTTCTCTATCTTCTACTAATAATGCTTCTTGTTTGTAGCCTTCTTCTGGATTTACCCATGTAACTACTACTTGATTTGATCTAGTTTTACTACCTGTAGATTCATAACTAAACTCGCCATTAATTACATTTCCTGCTGAAAAGTTATATACAGGATCTTTAGGTTCATCCATGACTGGAAATATATTACCATCTAACCAATATAACATTCCTCTGAAAGTTGTTGCTAAGTCTTTTAATACTTTATACGCATCAGTAGCTTTTTGAAAATATACATTAGTAGTAAAACGAGGTTCAGTACCCCCATCCCCATCTGGAACCATTTCATCACAATATCTTGCAATTCTATAAAGCGCAAATTTATCAATATCTGAACCATCTAACCAAGCTCCTAATCCGTATCTATTATGAGTTATAATATCATAAAATATCCATGCAGGATTATTAGTATATACTGATTCATCTCTAAAATTACCATCCCAAGGTTGATAACTACTTTCTACCGCGCGTGTAGAAACGTGTCTATTATAATTTGCAATTCCAGTATCTGATTCATCTCTAGTTACATAATTAGAAGGAACTAGAACCTTTAATCCTTTACAGTGATAAGTTCGTTTTGGAGCGGAATTAAAAGGTTTACTATTTACAGTCACCTTAGTCATTGCAGTTAAAGGATAAGATAAATTTTCTTTAATAATAGAAGTTAAATTACTAATAGTACAAGCGGTATTACTTGTATAACCATCATATTTAATTCCTTTAGCAAGACTTGTTTCATATGCTTTATCTGACTCACTTAATCGTTCTACTTTTATTTTAAAATCCGTAAAAGGTTTATACAGATCTAAAGAAATAATTTCTTCTGCTGCTACAGCACCTTGAGACTCATATACATGATGTAAAGGAGCCCCCGTCAAAGTCTCAGTATCCCAACTATAGCGATCTATCCAATCACCCCAGTTACTTCCATTATAAAAAGCTAATTTAATAGTATAATAAGCATTACCTGGATGACGATTATTATTACCACTTGTATTTATCATAGATGAGTAAGAAAAAAGTAATCTAATCTCATCTACTTCTTCTGCTTGAGTAGCAGATAAACCAAATCCAGATTCATTAGTGCCTTGAAAAGTATATTCATTAGCACTAGACCCTTCATCAGGGCCTTCAATTGCAGGCGGATCAAATCCACTTCCTGGACCTATTGCGACATTACCAATTCCTAATCCTTCATTATTTGGAAAACCTACTTGATCTAACCCTCCGTGTCTAAACTCAAGAGAAAATCCTTCATATTTTACAGTAGGTCCTACGCCTTTTTGTACTTCTGCAATATCTCTATCTACTCCAGTAATATCTGCTTTATAAGTACCAGTAGTACCAGTAAAAGCACTTTCTAAAGTTATAGTAAGTCCATCTTCTGATACTGTACTAAAAGGGAGGGCATCATCTATAATTATTTTATAATCGGTTCCATCAACCCAACCAGTAGGCATATTGTAACTTAAAGGTTTAAAATATGCTACTTTATCAGATACATAGGTTTCTATGAACCCTTCAAATATAATAGAATCATTTGAAGATAATCTAACAAATGTAGACCTATGTGGGTTTCTTCTATCCCACTCCATACTTTCTTCAAATATATTTGTAGGCGAAGTTACTTTTATTCCGCCGAGAGACCCATCACTAAGTACTGCTTGATATACAGTTGTCGCACCCGTTGCATTACGAGACTCTCGAAGATGTAAATATCTTCTTTCAGTTGTTTGAGGGATAGTATACTCAGTAGTATTTGGATTATACGTTACTGTTGTAGACCCATTGGTCATTGTAAATGTTGCAGACGTGCCAAAAAGAGACTTTGCAGATTGACCTAAATCTTCTGCCGGATCATCATTCAAATATACACTAGCAGACCCATTAACGAGTCCTTTTATAGGGCCTTCTGATATGACATCAGTAATAAGCATATCTTGACTTTTACCAAATACTTCCATATTAGCGTCAACATAAGTAGTGTTCATTACATCTGCTTCAGGATGAGAAACCCCTGGAGGATTTGTACCTGGTACAAATGATTCCAAAGAATTAGCAAAATCCCAATCTCCATCAGTACCATGCGTACCAGCATAAGGGCTTAAAGTGGCCCCCTCTTGGCTAGTATTGGCTTGAGAAGGATTACTAAGTATAGTAGCTACTATGGATTCTTCAGTTGTTACAAATTCACTTACAAGTCTTGTTCTATGATTTTTTACTTCAAAAGAAATAGGTTTACCAGGAACTCTTAATTCTCCATATAAAACTGGAACAGGATCTCCCTCTACTATATTCTGCTGTGAGCCACTTAACATGTACCCTTTTTCTTCTTCTTTATCTACTGCAGGATCAGGAGCCATAATCTGAGCAATACCCGTATAAGCTAAATTAGCCGCAAGACCCATAGCCGCACTTGCAGCGGCTTGAGCTACTCCTCCCTGAGCCATTGCAGCCGCAAAAATAGATTGTCCTGAAGACACAGTACCCAACGAGGCCGAAATTCCGGTTGCACCAATCGTACCAGTCCCCCCAATAGCAGTAGTAGTTTGTAATCCGAGTGCTCCTCCAATACCCCCAGACATTAGTGTGAAAGCTATAAGTGCTGCAGTTAAAATTTTAGCTTTACCAGATCCAGAGCCTGCAGCAATAGGAGTTATAATTATATCCCCCTCTCTTAATGGAAGTAATAATTCTCTACCATCTTCTAATTCTTTGCCATGCACTGTTATTGAGAAGCCTATATCTTCTTCCATACAGTTAAATAAATAAGGTCTAAATTCTGGATTATTAGCATTTATAAGACGAATAGCATCCTGTACCGTATCTCCTACAAAAGGATGTACAGTTCCGAATTTACTAGCCATTTCGCCATTTAAATAAATTTTACGAGCCATATCTATATATTCCAGTTAAATGCTTTTTCCATAAAGGATAAAGGTTTTCTCTACAGGATAATCTGTTTACTGCATGATGAAAAAATATATCATCATCTAAATATACACCACAATGTGTACCTACATTCGCTCCCATTGAAAAAATGAGAACATCATTTTCTTTTAAATCTTCTACAGGGTGAAAACCCCATTCTTTAATATGTTCAGAAGTGAAATAATCTTTTCCCTTTTCCCACCAATCATCTAAATAGGGCTCTCGCCTTCTTAAGTTTATTTTTAATTTCTGACTATAAAAATCTCGTATTGCTTCTAAACAATCAAATACACCAAATTCATATTCTCGCCCTGCTAGTTCATTAACTACTTTTCTAGGCTTTAATATTTCTAGTTCCATATTAGGATAGCTAAAAATATAATAAGGAATCCCTAAAGCATTGCAATATTTTCTATCGTTATAGCTTGGTTCTGGGCTACTATCAACATGACTATGTACTATTGCTATAACATCACTATTTAGATTAGCATTGTGAAAATCCTCTGTATTCATTATAAAGTCTTCTTTTTGTTCAGCAAGATTTTCACAAGGAAACCATTTTGACTTGCCCTTTACAACTCCTATTACGCCACAACCCTCTTTGGGGTACCACGACCTGAAATGATCTTCTATGGCGGATAAATGTCGTATCATCTGAACTTCTTGCTTCCTGGAAAAGAGCCGAAAGGTAGCGCCTTCTGTGTATTTTTATCTATTTTAGGGTAAGAGTTAGTTGTGCTTGCAGAATAAGGAACAAATTGAAATCTACACTTACAAGAGGACATCTTTTTACCACATATTTCAGCTCTAAGCCAGTATCTGGATCCGGGTGCTGGAGTACTTGAAGAGGAAGAAGTATGTGTCACAAGTAACTTCCAAACAGTATTACTATGTTCTACATATTGTGTGCCTGATTCTGTATTATAAGCAGTTGAGGTTGCCCAAGTTGCATAACCTTTAGCTCCAGAATGTCCCGCAGCTATTGTAGCTGTTAATTGTGCACCTTCTGTAACTAAAGGATTGTCATCTACATCGAAGTAAGCTTTATGAGATCGCATTGGGTTATTCCCATCCGTACATTCTACCGTACTGTCCTCCTTCCAAGTACATCCTCCACCTTTT